GGGCAATCATTTCTTTTATTAGTTTTCTAAGAGTTTTCATTATTTTATCTACTATATAAGAGGCGGACGACCGGCTAGCTAACTATCCTGCTTGGGGTTGATAGCGACTTAAGTCGCTGGGAGAAGCACCAGAAAGTAGCGAAATGTAGCTTAACCTATGGTCGACCTGAGATAGGAACGGCCGCCCGCCAAAAAGACTATTTTTTATTTTTTGAGAATACATTTTTAACCCATTGTTTATTAGCACTTTCTCCGACAATAATAGGAGCGTCTGGTTGGCTATTGCCGACAGCAAGCCCAGCATCTGGAGATGATTTAGCGCTAGATTTTTTTTGTAAAGGTTTGTCTTTCATTGAGACGTTATATGGCGGAGACGAAGGTGCAACAGCATCTTGTCCAGGTATATCACCAGCTATAACTTGGGCGAGCCCGTCTAAAAATCCCTTAAGAGCTACTTTTTCTGCGGGATCTAATTTATCAAAATAAATTTGGAATCTCTCTTGAACGCCCGCATCTTTTAAAGAGTTTCCAGATCTTATCACGTTTATAGATTTAATGATAGATTCTGGCTCTAAAACGTCAGGCAGCTTTTCAGGAACGACGATTTCAGGTTTTTCTTCTGAAGAAGCTTTTTCAGTAGATGTAGATTTTACTACTACTTTTTCTTCTTCTTCTTCTTCATCGGTAGATTGAGCTTCTTTTTTAGCTCTAAGATTGAGGTCATCTATTTCAGAAGATGTTTTATGTTGTGTTGTTTGTTCTTTTTCTTCTAGCAGCTGAGTGTATAATTCTTTAATAGCTTGCGTTACTGAAGATTTTGTTATTTCGTCTAATTGAGAAAAATTCATTATTTTCTCCATTTAATACGATTTTGCCATAGTTCTCTAGTGAGAATATTCAGCTTTCTAATAGGATGGTCTTTTTGACCTTCTTGATGTTGAAGCCTTTTCTTTTTAGCTTCGTTCTCTCTTTTTTCTATATCTTTCACGAATTTAGAAAAATCGAATTCATCAGCCATGATGACCCTCCAATTGGTAATTATATATCTCTAACGACATTATACATTTAGAGCTTAGAGATAAATCATAAGAAACTTCAAGCAGTTTACCAGTTATGATTTTTTCTTCTTCGTCTAACGTAATAGAAACGCGGTGCTGAAAGAGAGAATTTGGAAAATTAGAATCTATAAATTTAAATTTAGGCTCATTAGATTCTAGCTCTATAGAAATTTTTGCTTTATCTTTTTGAAAATTTATCTGCAAACAAAAACCAGAATACAAAGCGTCGTTAATTTTTAAACTGCATCTTTGTAGTAGGGGCTCTTTTTTTGTCGGAAGCCTCTCTAGAAGAGACTCGCTTATTATCAAGTTGTCTGGATTCGAAAGGACTCTAGACAACTCTGGATCAGTATCTTGGGGCATAGTCATTAACGTCTCTGTATATATTGTCAGCCATTTTTGACCATTCCAAATCTATTTCAGTGACATCGTCTAGATCATGTGTATATACTTCTACGGTGACCTTTGGATAATCTACAATAAATTTACCATGATGAGAAACAGACTCTTGATAGTCTAGCATTTCTAGTAAAAAAGCTTTAAGAATTTGCGAATTTTCAAATTCATATGTTTTATTCAAGCGGTTTGGACTAGCCACAACTTCCCAATCGTCTCTTTGCGTTGGCTGCACCGGAACTGAACAAAACATGCCCATGCTCTCATTCAAAGAAGACCTTGGAGAATCTTCAGTTTCAAAATACTCTTTTAAGACATCTTGAAGGTTCATTAAGCTAGCCCTAAATCTTGAAGGACCTCAAATTGTTCTGGATCTTCTCTTTCTAAAGTATCCGCAAGTTCTCCCCTAGCTTTAATTTCACTAGAAGATTCTTTCGAAGCTTTGTCTATGAGTTTTGAAAATTGTTTATCTGGCATTTCTTTAACGTGCTGTACAACCGCAGGCAAAAGAGTTTGAGTTATGTCAGGATTCTTTTTAACTAAATCTTTCACCACTTTTTTAAGAACATAACTCACAAATGACTGCTCAGATCCTTGTGGCTCTTCTCCGGTAGCGTGCTCGCGATAGAAATAACGAATATAATCCATTGCATCTCTTAAATCTTCTGAGGGTACGCTAAAAAGTGGGGCGAGAAAATTCTGCATTAATCTATCGCTAGATACGTTTACTCCTGATGGACCAGCTTTCCCGTAGTATTTTGCTATGTGTTTGCCCTTTATAGTATCTTTATTAGAGCCTCCAGCGGGTTGTGGATCTTCGTCTTCTAGTTCCCATTCCTCTGGCTCATCTTCATCATAATGTTTACCCAGTTTAAACTGAGACCAATCAGAAGGTCCTCGACCTTGTTCTTTTAGCAAACCTTTTAAATATCTTCTTAAGTTTTTAGTTTCGTCCATTTTTTCAACTGCCTGCGAAGCTTCTTCCGCCTCTTCTTCTTCTTTTTTAGTAGTTACTGTTTCTGGATTGTTTTCATTTTCAATTGCAACTTCTAAATCTTTTTTTATCTTCTCGTAGAAAAAAGCGACTTGATCTCTCGGAACTTGCTGCGCAAGGGTGCTAGCAGATCTAGAAAGCTCTTCTACGCCATCAGGAATATAATCGGGATCTTCAACTGGCGGACGCTCTACTGTAAGCTGAGTTGCCATTTGATCCAAAGCTTGTATGGGCAAGCTTGGTGGTACTGTGGTATCTTCAAAATCTTTTTGATCCATTGGATGAGACATATATTCGGAACCGTACTTTTGCCATACGTCTTCGAACAGAATGCTGTCTATCGTTTTTAATAAGTTGGATCTTTTACTCTTGGGCATAATGACTCCGTGAACATAACTAAGTATGTAGATGAAAGCTAATTTACAATATTTGAATATGCGTAAGAAGTACCCAAAGTTAAGCCAACTCCCAGCACTGCCCCAATTATAAAATAAAGCGTTTGGTTTGCTGGCTTTTGCTTAGTTAATTCCTGGTTTAGAAAATCAATTTGATTCTGTCGAATATCTAATCTAGCCGTACATAAATCATTGCAACTTGTTAGCGAAGATTGAAGTACTTCTAATTCAAAAGTATGGCGAGCAGTTAAACTATCAGTTGCCTCTGATATTCTAAGGTCGCAAGCTGCATTTGCGTGCTCCAACTCTATTATTACTCTAGCGCTAGCTTCTGGATTAAACAGCGTACCACTAAATGGTGCGGGATCTCCTTCATTGACGTTAGCGATTAGCTCTTCAGCGTGAGCAGAAACAGGAATGAAAATAAGCTGAAGGCTTATTATTCCCGCAAATATTTTTTTCATAATCATATGAAAATATTAAACTTCTAGCTACTTAAGTAAACCCGCGAGGCGTTGCCACCTTTCAAGAAGAACATCGTCTTGAGTCTTTTGACTTCTGGCATTTTCTCCTTTAAGCGTGATTTTCTCAGTTGGATTTGTTCCTTTTCCAAATAAATCACCAGCCCACGGGACTTTTCCATGCTTAGAAGCACCTCTTACGTTGGGTGGTGCTAAAGTAGTAAGGTAGCTGTCTAAATCTCCACTTGAAACTCCGCTGAAGCCCATTTTGTTAAAAGCAGCAATTATCTTTTCTTTTTCTTCAGCTTCTAAATCTTCGGGAATTCCGCCACCGGCTGCTTCAACTTCTTCATCAGGAATTTTAGCTTGCTTAACTGCGTATTTTTCCATCCCCTTCAATGATTTTGCGCCTGTCGCTGATCCCTCAGATTCCTGATCACAGCCCTCGATATCTAAGTGGCCCTTGCCGGATCCAAGAGGTTCGCAAATAGCATTACCTATTGGGCGCCCATTAACTTCAACTCCCTCAGGATCAAATGGGTCTGGCGGGTGGTATAAGTGAATTTGATCAAATCCAGCGCCTTCCATTGCTTCGAGAGCAGCTCCTTTATTTACAAGGTTTCCATCAGCTCCGATCTCTGGACCCGCTTTAAAGATACGGTCAACTTCTTTTTGAGCAACTCGGCGGCCGCCAGTAGATGCTCTATGAAGATTGGCTATCCTTGTTCTTTCAGCTGGTTGATGAATATATACACCGATTATTTTAAGAGCGTCAAATTCTGGATCTTCTTTCATTTTTCCAAGAGCTGCAATTCTAGCTGTATCAGCTGTAGACTCTCCAGCTTGATCCGCTAAATAGACTGTGGCATAGGGAGTAGATCCGATTTCTTCAGTGCTTAACATTCCCTGAAGTTCCGATTTTACATCTTTCATGTATCTGCCAGCGGCGGCTGCTCGAATGCCAAGTGTGGGTGAATCGTCACTTGGGCCCATCATTTTATTAACGTCGTCAGATAAACCCTCAACAGGCTTAGAAAAACCTCTAGCTTGTGTAAAGAATGCCTGGGTTTGAGGGAAATTTGCAAATTCTTCTGCGCCTCCAGACTTTTCAAGTTTATCGAAAGCTGATTTGCTTAAAATATCAGCAACTGAAAACTTTTTGCCAGATTCATTTACATGAAAATATTCTTGAACTACGTCGTCAAAATTTTCTCCGGCAGAGACTCTCTTAGAAATTTCTCCATACACTGCAGGTGCCATTTGCTTTGTAGTTATATTTACCATGGCGGCATCTTCTTCTTGGAAATGCTTGTTTCCTTCGTCTCCAATGTCTTCTAGCCATTTCTCAAAATCTTTCTCGCCAGAAGCTCCTATGAAAGTACCTATATCTTTTTTCGCAGCTCCCTTTCCGGCCGCTGGTGGTCCATAAAGAACAACAAGAGTAATAGGCTTTCCACCAGCAGACTGAACTTGTTTCGCTAATTCTTCTTGTTCTATTAAAATAGCTTCTCTGAGTATTAGCTTAGCAACATCTCTTGCGCGGACTTTTTTAGGGTTAGATTTCTTTTTATTAAAACCGTAAACGTCTTTTAAAGAATAGGACATTTAATTTTGCTCCATTAGTTCATTTATTATATATGCTTACGCCTGTTAAACTTTTAATCTTCTCAGTAAGAACCTTGGGGTCATCTGCGTATTCTTCTAAAAGTTTATCTATTGCTTCTGTTTTTTCTTTCTCTAATGAGCTTCTTTCTTCTTCATATTTTTCTTTAATCTCTTCAACAGTAGAAAAATAATTTTTACGAGCTTCATCTCGCTTCTCTAGCTCTTTTTGTTTAGATTCTTCTATTAGATCTAATTCTTTTTCGTAATCTTCTCGAGTTCTATCTAAAACTTTTTTGAGATCGACTCGCTTCCTAGAGATAATCATTATCAATATAGGGATAGCCATACCCACAAAAAGCTTCCAGTTTTTCTTACACCAAGCCAAAGCTTTTTTAAGCCATGCTTGAAATGATATCCACCAAAGCGCTGTAGCCATTGTACTAATTATCGCCATGTTTCCAAGCTAAAGCAGCATCGATCACTGATTGTCCCCCAATGTAGACTATTGCGATCATGCCCCATGTGTCTGAATCTAATCCAGACCAAGTAAGAAGTCCAGTAGCCGTAAGAAAAACTAAAAACTTCCTAGAAATTAACTTATTAACTAATTTATCCATAAGTGGTGTCTTCATAAACCACCTCCTACTTTTAAATATTAGTTTTCGTAGTCTTCATCATCAGTTTTTGTCATTGTAAAAGACAAAGCTGATATTTTTTTCTGCTCAGATCCAAAAACAGTCGTATAAAGCACTGCTAAGTCGTCAGCCACTCCTTGAGTTGCACCTAAAACTAGAGTTAAGCTCATTTGAAGTTCTGTTAACGAAATTTTTATCTTATCTAAATCTTCTTTTACTTCGTTTAATTCTTTGTTGAGAGAATCAACTTCTTTAGAAAGCCTAACTACGTTTTCGCGAGCCTTATTATCTCTAAACAAAAAATCAAACATTTAATCTTCTCCAAAAGTATTGTTGGCTTTAATTTCCTCAAATATAGTCTCAGAATCTGAGCTTATAATTTGCTTTGTGCCTACTCTATATTTCTTATTATATTCAAGATTGTCTAAAAGATTATTTAAGTAAGAATCTCCGTCAACAATCGAACATGCTAAATGTTCAAAAACTTCTTGCATCGAAAGACCTCTTTCAAAAAGAGACATTCTAAACTCAGCATGAGTACCAGTGGTTAAATTAACATGCACAGATTTTCTAGTTTGAAATGGGCTAGTCACGCTGCTCCGCCCTCTCCACCAGTTGCGCCCACAGAAAGAGGGGGCTGTACTTCTTCTCCGGGAGAAGAAACTTTACCGTCTACAGGTTTTGCTAACTCTATCCCGTAGCGAGTTTGAAGTATTTCATCGAAAGCAGCAGCAGTTTCTTCAGTATACTTCACCGCCAACAGCTCTCTAGCTTTATTGTAAAGAATCGACTCCATGTCTAACAAAACATCATAATTTCCAATAAGCCTAGCAACATCAGATGCAAATAAATCTAAATCTATATCAGCTTCTGTAGTAACTTCTTCTTCATCTTGCTCAAGCAAAATATTAGAAAGAGATTTTTTCCACCATTTAGACTCTGCGGTAACTTCAGAATCAACAACATTAATTTGTGCACTCTTTAGAGCATCCATTTCGAAATCTGAAAGAATTGAATCTATCTGAGCTTCGAACGGCTTGTTTAATCGGACTTCGTCTCCAGCTTCGATTTCTACTTCTTCTTCTTCTTCCTCTTCTGGAGCTGCTTCTTCTTCAGCTTCAGTATCGCCTTCTTCGTCTGCCGCTTCATCATCTGCGTTCTCGTCATCGCCAAATAAATCATCTTGCTCAGTCAAAAGAGTGTCAGAATAAAATTTTCTGAAATATTCTTTTAGGTCGTCTCTTTTCATTTAAGCACCTTGCTGATTTTATCAGATTTTTTGAATCTAGATTCTACTACGTCCCACTTAAATTCTTGCATCATCGCATAAACATAGGCTTTCTTATCCCCCAGATAATCCCTCACGTAAGACTCTGGGTGCATGCTTAATACTATAAGGGGATAACAATTGAGTGGTACACTAATATCGTTAGAATCAATGCAGACATTCATATACCGATTTAAAAACCCGTTATAAACTGTCACTACCCAGCCCGAGCGAGATGATAGAGCGCAACCGATGAAATCTTTTTGCCACTCATCAAAAGTCCCAAAGTCTCTCTCTAAGCGCATAAATGTCAAAGAATCTACCATTATTTTAGATTGAGGGTCCGATATATTTTCAAAGTGCATTCCGAACAAAAACGCACCATTCATGTTGTAAACTTCGTCTATTTTTAAAGATCTGAACTTTGAAGAATCTGAATTAGCGTTGTCTTCTGCGGCAGTATCTAGTGAAGCAGCAACGTGATTAAGAGTTTCAACATAACCATTCATCATCTCTTGCTGAACTTTCTTAGTTTTCGAACTCAATAATTCAGTGTTCAATTCAAACTGCTTCGCTTGAGTCACATAAGCTTCAGAGAGCTCTCTATTTTCTAATCCCAAATCAGAAATAATTTGATTTTTTATATCTCTTTCTAAATTGCTCATTTGACTTCGTACTCCTTTTCAAATTCTGCCTGGTCTACTATAAAAACTACCTCTTCTTCTTCGGCAGCGTCGTCTTCGTTTAGATCAAGCTGTTGGTTTGGCGGAGAGCCCAATAGCGCTTCGGAGCCAGCCGGCTCAAACCTGGGCTCTGAAGGTTCTCTTAAAACTACACTAATTGCGCCGGCGTCATCAACTACATCGTCTACCGTATATTCGTAACCAGAATCTTTATGGCGAACTTTTAAGTCTTTAGCAATAATAATATTTCCTTGATCGTCTACAACATCTACCTCTGATATCGCTTCAAGAAGCCGCTGTTTATATCTTGCGTGCAAGAGACGATTAGCTAATTTATCAATTTTCATGATCTAAACCCGCTAAATGATTCCACCTATCCATAATTTTAGATGATTCACTTATCATAGAATCGTAATCAGTCAAATATTTTCTGTTTAAATAAGAATAAACTGATTTTTGAACCTTGTTTTTAGTAAGTGGTATTCCAGATTCGTTAGTGGAAATCATTAAATTGGCCATGAGGTCAGCAATAGTGTCTGACATATTTTCAAAAGTTCCCTTCTTAAAACGTTTAGATTTAATAAGGGTTTCACCGTGCGTACCAACCCACTTATCTATTGAGCCTTTCACGGCTTTTTGTAAAGCCCCGGCGACGTCCTCTACGGCAGATTGAATCCCTGTTTTAAGCTCTTCGTCTCTTTTTCCTCTTTTGAGAGTTTGTTGAGATGATGGCGAAAGACCACTAACCCACCCATCAACTGCGTCCATGGCAGCTTTTAAGGGGGATTGGGCTTGGTTTTCTTCAGCGGAAACAGCCGCATCTAGAGCGGCTTCGTTTTCCGCTTGTTCTTGGTCTGGGTTTTCTGGAGCATCTGGCTCTTCAGTATCTTCTCCAGGGGTTTCTTCAGCGTCTTCTCCCGGGGTTTCTGTAGTTTCTTCTCCCGGGGTTTCTGTAGTTTCTTCTTCTGCTTTTTGATTTACATCGGTAATAGCATCTTCGTTTGGCGCAGGAGGCTCTAATTTCTGCGTGCCAGAAGCCAAAGCTTTCAGCTCTTTAAACGGTAATTCTAAAAGTTCAGTAGCAAACTCTTCAGCTGGAAATTCTCCAACCTCTTCAGCGCCAGGAATATCTGCCGCTTTTTTCTTAAAAAAGCCGGCCATCTTTGCGAATACGCCTTTTTTGCCAGCTCCCTTAAACGCTTTTTTAACAGCGTCTTTTAATTGATCTGAAGTAATTCCCACATCCGCTGGAATTTCCGAAAGTTTCGTGTCGTCTTCTAGCTTACCATCAAGATTTCTGTGTATTAAGGCGATAGCATTTTTAAAAGTTTCTAACGATTGATTTGACTGTGCTTCAATTTCTAACACTCCCTGAAGAGCTCTGCCGACGTCGACTTTGCCGCCAAGCATGCTTGAAAGCATGCCCTTAAGTCCTTCCGGGTTAGACAAATCTATTTTAGAAGCTAACTGCTCAGCCTTGTCAAGGTTTGAAGCATGCCCAGACAAATAAGGTCCTAAAGATTTAGGAAACTTATCAGCTAGAGATGATTTCGCTTGGTTTACTACCTTTTTACTATTAGCAATAGACGTTCTAAGTTTTTGAACGTCGTCATTTTCTAATTGTTCTATCATTAGAAAAGAAACGCTGGATTCTTGAAGCATTAAATCTTCTAAATTTCCGAAAGCTCCACACTTCGCAAAAAGCTCGAATCTCTCTTTCATAGTTAATCGTGACATTACGGTCCTCGTTAATTACAATTCATTACTACATATTAAGTTCTGAATCAAACGTGTCTTACAGATATGCCACATTCTTTTAAAAGTTCTATCCCCGATAGGTCCCTATAAGATTCAGCATAAACTACTTCATTAATTCCGCTATTAATTATAGCCTTTGCGCACATTCTACAAGGAGAAAGAGTTAGATAAAGCTTTTTCTTTTTAGGGTTGTTGTAATCCATTTTAAGTAATGCATTAATTTCAGCATGAAGCATGCCAGATTCCCCAGGGGTTTCTGATTCTACTTCATTGGGACCTCCAGCGTAATTTCCGTTATATCCAACAGCTAAAACTTGGCTGTTGTCTTCAGTAATAATAACAGCGCCCACTTGAAATCTTGGGTCGTAAGATCTCTCAGCGATTGAGCTTGCGAAATCCATCCATATTTTATCCCACGACGGTCTCAAGAAGTCTCCGTTTTCTTTACAGTTTTAGCTGAAGATTTAGTAGATTTTTTTCTAGTTGTTTTCGGCTTATCAAATAAATCTTCAACATGCTTACTTTTGGAAAGCTGAAATCCAGCTGCTTTTTTGTGGCCGCCGCCACCGAACTTTTTAGAAATTTCAGAAACGTCCACAGTTTCATGAAAAGCTCTTAGAGAAACTTTAGTGTGCTGCGCAACGTGATCCCAATACCAGATCATCGCAAAATCGCAGTCTGGAGAAAGACGAGCTCCAATCTCTGACATCCAGTGAGACGCATTGACGACTAGTACATCCTTACCTTCAAACTTTCTCGGCTCAGCTTTTTCACAAACTTTCTTTACAACAGTTTTTGAATACGCCAAAATGTAAGAACCTCGTTTTACAGCGTCATCGAATACAGAATCGTCTTCAAATTTTTCAAATTCCTCGAATTCAAATGGAACCATATCAAATGCTGCACTAAATTCTTTTGAATATGGGAGTTCCCACTTCCAAAGATCGCGATCTTCAATATAAGTCAAAAACTTAGGAGATTCTTTTCCCGGGTGAAAAAAGTTCCAAGAAAGAACTGTTCCAGAATGAGCCATATCAAAAATAGCATTACTGATATCGTGCAATTCTACGACTGCTGACTTATGATGATCGATGATGATCAGCCCTTCCGCGTCTTCTATCATTCGTTTAGTTGTAGCATTGTCATAAGAAAAATCTAAAATAGCAACAACTTTTCCTTTTACGTCTGGCGGTGGTTTACCATGTTTACATGCATGATATTCAGCTCTATTTCCAAGTAGTTTCCAAGCTGCGTATGCAGCTCCGAATCCGTCAGTGCAGTCTGCGTGATATATCACTACATTGACTGAAGATGGGTCAGTTACTGTCATTTAAAGCTCCTTATCTGCTTTATCTGCTCTCCCGAAATCATCCTCCAGCATGACTGTGTCGCCTGGACCTCGAGAGCCTATTTCAATAACTTCAGAATCTTCTAAAGCTTCAATCCTGTAAGGGCAATGGCTCTGCACTATTACCATTTCTCCAGGCGCAAGAATAGATTGAACATATGGATGTGTTTCTGGATGCGTTATAGTTTTTTCATCTCCGTGAGTTACTAAAATCTTCCCCTTGTAAAGAAAAAGAACTTCGTCTTTTAACTTATAGTATTTTAAGCTTGTTCTCATGCCCTTGTTAATGCTGAGGCATTTTCCATTTACTCCGGCAGTTGCAGCCCATCGGATCTCAGATCCCCATGGGGTAACAGCAAGAGAAGATCTAGACTTCCAAGATGATTTGTGGTGTTTGTCTGACAATGTTAAAATATCCTTCAATAAAATTATAACTAGAATTAACTAGAATTTCATAATTATCCCAAATAAAAATGCTCTAAACACTTAGGCTGATACATCTCTGATCCCCCTACCTCGATTGCGTGATCAGAACGACCGCCAACCTTTTTAGTATAGTGCGCGTCTGCGCCGCACGTAGAGCATACTGCCGGACAAACTTCTACTTTTGTAGCGTACGGAAGCATGGTTTGAAGCTCTTTATATGGAGTAAAATCAGAAGAAAGCTGAAGAGAAGAAACAAGCACTGTGTGGCCTCTTCTAAACAGGTCGACCAAAACTTTTCCAACTCCCTCTAACATAAAAGCTTCATCTACTGCTAAAACGCAAGATTCTTTAAGGTGATAGAAAGGCTCAAATACTGGATGAAGGCTGCTAACTGGAGAGGTGATTCTAGTAGCTGGAATTTTAGTTCCCCAATGGGTTACTATTTCTTCCTTAGAATATCTTTCATCTACTATCGGTTTAAACACATGAATGTCTCTACCTTGATATCGATATCTGTCTATCGCGCTTAAAAGTTTAGTAGTTTTCCCACCAAACATGGGTCCGACAAACATAACAAATTCATTTTTCATCAAATCTCCCACCAGTCAAAAGTTTTTTCTAGACCTTCTTCTAAAGAATATTCAGTTCTGAATCCTAAAAAATTCCTTGCTTCTTTTGTGCATGCCTGAGTGTGTTTTACGTCTCCGGATCTTTCTGGTGCATGACTAATTTCTATGTCGGGAAACTTAGACTTAAAAATATCTAAAATTTGATTATTAGTATAAGAAGCTCCAGTTCCAATATTAATGCATTTTCCACTAAAGTTTTCTTTATGAGTCGCAGCTAAAATATTTGCTCTCGCAACGTCTTCTACAAAAACCATATCTCTAGACTGCGTTCCATCACCATCACTGCGAAGCGGTAAACCATTTTTTACTTTGTCGCACCAAGATACGATAGCTGTAGAATATGGAGACCCTCCATATTGATAAGGGCCATAAACATTGAAGTATCGCAAACAAGCTATGTCTAAATCATAAGTTTTAGAATACAGTCGCGCAAACTCTTCGACACAAAGCTTTTGAAGCGCGTATGGACTATTTGGATTTTTTCCGTGAGATTCTGTAGTAGGAAGAGTCCACGGATCACCGTATATTGAACAACTAGAGGAAAACACTATCCTTTTGACGTTTCCAATAGAGTGAGTAAAAAGCTTAATTGTTTTAGTTAGATTTTCGTCTGTTGTTTCAACAGGGTTTTGAACTGAGTATTCTACGCGTGGATTGGCTGCGCAATGAAATATTACATCATATTTTTTTTCCACAATTCTTCTAACGACTTCGTAGCTAGTAAAATCTCCAACCAAAACTAAAATTTGATGTTCTTGCTTTTTGACTTGGTTTTCAAAACTTTCACCAAGCTGAACCGGAACTGATCTTATGCGATAGCCATCTAAAAACTCATAATTCCCATTAGACATATCGTCAACTATCTCAACATCCCATCCTGAATCTACTAATTTTTTAGAGATGCATGATCCAATAAATCCGCAACCTCCAGTTACAAGGGCTCGCATAACGTGGTCTCCTGTTTTAAGTTATTTTGCATTAAAAAACTGTTTTCTGCAATTTGTAAACCACCGTTTAAGTATTCAATAACTTGAGTAGCCATATCTCGGGCTGTACACGTAGGAACGTTCTGCGCTATTACATTCAAGGATTTTCTATCGCTCATTTCAAAGTCATGAGGCAGCCCCATCATATGAAGCAGCTCTCGAATAGACATGCCGCGATCTTCAGTGGGGTGAACTAAATGCGTTAAAGTCCTTCCCACTATAGCGTTAGTTCTAGCATAATAATACCCCGGAGAAGCATCCATAAATCTCCCACCAGATTGAACTTTTTTATAAATAGCTTTCAATCTTCTGTGTTCAGCTGTTTCTTCATTTTTGTTTTTTTCTATCCAGTCTATGCACTCTTTTAAAAGTTCATTTTCAGCAAGGTAAGAAAAAATTGAATGAATAGACCCGGAATCATTAGATTTCACGAATTCTCTGTGGGTTATTTTCAACTTCTGAAGAACGAAAGCGTAAGAATCAAAATTGTCAGAAATTTTTCCCGCAATATTAAACTGATCTTGTAAAGTTGCTGTATCTGGTATCTCTTTGATGTACTCTGCAAAAGGGACAGGAGTTTGATCAAAATAATTTAAAATAGGCGGATTAGTATCTCTCCAAAAAAAATAAAAAGTTCTTACTCTTCGCTGTGGTATTCCATGTTTTTGAGTATCAGTTTTATAAAGAGAAAAGGAATAACCATGTTCTTTGGCCAGGGTTTTAAGCTTGTCACGTACGTACGCACCCGAATTAGTAAAAAGGCCGGGAGCATTTTCTCCCCAGTAAACTCTCGGTTTAAGTTCTCCCATTATCCTTTGAGCGGATTCGTACATCCAGTAATTTTTAGATTCACGCATATCTTTGCTTCTAGAAGTATTAAGCTGACTTAAACCCGCGCATGGACAAACTGAGTTGATAAAATCAATTTGCTGATTTGGGATTTCTCCACCTTCATCTAAAACTATACGAGGTACGTCTTTCCAATAATCGGTTAAATACTTTTCGTTAGCGCCAAAAGCAGAATAACTAAGATGAAATTCTGGCTTATTTTTAGTGGCTTGAGAGCACCCTATAGCGCTACCCCCAATAAGGGGAATGATAGTTCCCCACCTCACGTTTTGCATTACGACCTCCGATAAAATTTTCCATCTTTAACTAGAGCACCCTTTTTAACTAATTCTCTCATTATTACCCAGCTTTCTTTCCAGCTTCCAGACTGTTTATATTGAGTATATCCCTTTTCTTCTATCATTTTTGCCACTGCAGAATGTGAACAAGCTCCTCCAGATTCATCGACAATAGCAAGAATTAAATCTTCTTTGCTTGTAGAAGAAAAATCTAAAGCGGGATTGGTGGTTTGGATGTGTTCTTCAGAAGGCTTATCTTCTGAAATAAGACCCAGTTTTTGCATTAGGGTTTTTGGCGTAAGAATCATTTTGACTTCCTCTTTTGAAATTGGTGCAGCTGCTCTTCTTAAAGCTAATTTTTTATCTTCTCTTAATCTTCGATAAACTCCGAACTGGCAGCAAGATATTTCACAGCCGAAATTAGTAAAATACCCAAGCTCAGAAACTTTTTCCATATAAAATTTAGAATTGTCAGATTTCTTTAAATCGAAGAAATCATTTTGGTGTTCGCGAATAGCGTTTATTAATTTTTTTCCAACTTTTGTGTTTATAGAGTGGCCGCGGTGTTCATAAAACCAATTTATCGCAGACATCGCTCCAACACCCGGAACAACATATTCATCATCTTCATCGATTTTGCCAGGGGTACCCTTGAATATTAAATTTCCAACGGAGGGCATACGAGCAAGATTGCAACTAAAATGATAACCATAATAATTTCCAATCCCTCTAAAAGAATTTAAAAACTTGAAAGACTCTTCCATGTTTGGAGTCTTCTTATAAAAATTTACAAAATCTGGACCGATCTTAGTAAACCAAAAAAGAATATCAGAAGGTCGACATGATCTAACTTTTCTATCTACCAACGGAATTAATTCAAGTTTATCTATTGGAGAACCAACGTCTCTTGCGTAGTTTCGAGCAGCAGTTTGTAGGCTTGTTCTTAGTTCTGTGGTTCCGTATATCTTCTCTTTATTTTTCACAGCTGTTTCCAAATTTACACAAACTTGTTGAAGATACTTAGCGTCTCCTATGAATCGTTTATAATCTACAAAATTCTTTCCTGTTCCGCTAGCAATAAGCTTCAAAGTGTTAGATGGCCCATAAAACTTTACAATCGCTGCGTTGATGAGCTTGTCTTCAAAAGTAGCATGAGGGTTGTAGAAAAGATTTTCATTCAACCAAATAATTTCATCATGAAAGCTACGATTGGGGTGGAAATAAGGGACTGATTTTCCATTTACGATAAAACCATTACCAAATTTAAAAGAAGTACCAGGTAAATGCTGAAAGCTTTCAAAGGTGCACGATTTTGCAAATCTAACTAAATACTCTCTTCGATTAAGCTCTTTTATAAAGTCTATAAAATCTTGCTTTTTATGAGAGGGAATTTCATCAAAAAGCTGCTTATCAGTCATTTTAAGAAGCTCAGAATTACTCATGTAAATCCTCTAAGTGACGTCTATTCTCTTTCGCTACATGTGGATTGTTAACGTGAATTACTTTGGTTGGCATATTCCAGATTTCTTTTTCTGCTAAAATTCTTTCAATTTCGGCTTTTTGAACTTCATCGTCTTCGAAAAAATATCGAATGCTGAGGCCAGCTCGATGCAACAACTTAATAGTTTCGCCTTTGTGCCAACCAGAACCTTCACGAGTTTTTTCATCATAATGACACTGGTTAAAAAATACTGGATTATTAATTCCATTACGACGAAGAAAAGCTAGAGTTTCGGCCTCTTCCTCAAAACTTCGACCGGTAATAATCACATCACCAGGACCAGGGCGGATTCCACAGACACTATCTCCAAGGTGAATCACTCCGTCAATATCAAAACCATTAACAACCATTATTTTCTCCTAAACAACTTTGCGATAAAATGTGTAATCTAAAACCTTTTTCTGTCCGTACATCAAAATAGGGTGCTCTACTTTTTTCCAAGTAGATTCTGGAAAAAAACGAGAAGGATATTCCGAATATGGTTTTCGAGTATTGTGAAATTCAATACCAACAACTTCTACAAAATCTGGTATCTCTTTAATCGAATCTAAAATATCATACTCTTTTCCTTCGATATCAATTTTAAGAATTTCAGGCTTATATTTCTCTAATAGCCCTCCAAAAGAAAGGCCTGGGACTGAAATAGTGGTTCCCGAAGCGTTTCTGCGTCGAACCGTAGAAGAAGAAACAGAATTTCTTTTAGAACTAGCATAATGAAAAACAACGCTATCAGTATCTTCTTCTGAAACTGCTGCATTTATGTTTTCAGCATTTTCAGCATTAATCTCTAGCAGTTGAAAATTATATGGGCACGGCTCTAGAGCAATAACTTGTTTCGCGCCCTTTTGAAGAGCCATCCGAGCAAAACCGCCAATATTGGCACCCAGATCTAGAACAACTTTTCCGCAAGTGTCTATTTCACTATAGTTGTCTCGGCACTCTCTAATAGAATTAAGATCAAAAGTGCCAGGACGATACCAAAAGTTATTACGAGGGTTTAGTTTAATAATGCATTCTTCAAAATTTCCAGCTTCAGGATTAAATAATTTCCCTTTTTGCTCGTGGATTTTCGGCATTTTAATCTACTTCCTTGTTTCCTGCTGGGCAAGATTGATACAACTCTTCCGCACTGTAATTTTGAGTTTGCCTCTTTGTAAATCTAGTAAGCTTTCTCTCTGAAAGAGCGTCGCATTCGTAAAGAGTTTCTGAAAACATTAATTGTTGGGGCGGGGTTTTTTGCGTAAAGGCAGATGGCCCACGCAAAGCTCCAACAATCCCCATTTCTCTCGCAACCTTTAGATATCGAGCCGCGTCGATAACAACTCCACCAGAGTTTGGAGAGTCGATTACGGAAAGTTGCGCGTCTAGAATTACTGGTGCGCCGAGGAAACCTTCCATCTCTACTCTAAAATTGGCAACCTTGTTATCTCCATAAAAACGAATATATTCTGAAGGGCCAGCATGTAAGAATGATTCTTCTGGATCAACTCCCCTGATAACATGCTGAGATCGAATTACATTTTCCTTAGAAACCTTTTTATACTTTAACCTAGATTGATCGACCATATTCAAGAAATCAGTATTTCCACCAACATTACGCTGAATATGAGCATTCACATTTAGTCCTCGGGCGAAAGCTAATTCTTGCAGCATTTGAGATAAAATAGACGCCCCAAACTGAGATTTCATATCGTCCCCAACCAAAGGAATTCCAGCATCAATAAACTTCTGTTCCCAAATTGGATTAGAAGCAATAAAGACTGGAATACAGTTAAGAAGAGAAACTCCCGTCTTTAGACACTGTTCTGCATACCACTCAGTAGCCTTCTGAGAACCCACTGGTAGATAGTTGATTAGAATATCCACCTTTAAGTCTGTTAATATCTGAGCCACATCTACGGGCTCTAAATCAGCTGGTCTAAAAGCTTCATCGTCTGGATAAGATTTCATCAAAGACGGTACCCCATCTAACACTGGGCCCATCTGAACTATTGGACCATCGGGAACATTAGGTTCATATTCTGGAGTACAGTTTGGTTTAGCCCACATAGCTTCTCTAAAACACTTGCCGACTTTTCTTTTGTCTATATCAAACGCAGCTACAACATCGAGGTCAGCTACTGAATATCCTCCGATTCGGCTCTTCATAACGCCGTCGCGCTCTTGGCCTTCGGTGTATCCAGCATAATATGTTAATCCTTGATAGAAAGAATTAGCGCAATTTCCGACACCGACAATTGCAACTCGAATTGATTTATTTTTTGGCATATTTTTCTCCATTTTTAGCTACTATGCAAGCTATTTAATTTATTTTCAAAAAGATCCCACCTATAAGAAACTGGGCTTAAATGAACACTTTTTGGACGCTCCATATATTCAAAATCCAACTCTTTAGAATCATTTAAAAACTCTTCGGGCCAATGGAAAGTATTCCATTTGTTTTCTATACAAATTTTATCCACAGCGTTGTTAAATGTATTGACTAGTTTGGTTCTTTCTTCCCAAGTTCCAAAATATGGAGTCTTCTTATAGTAGCCAGTTTTTGGAAGTTTTCGAGAAATATTTTCAATTGGAAGAACGTGAACAATTTCTATGTTTGGAATGCCTAAAGATTTAAGCTGGTATCCCAATTCTATTCCCATTGCATGGGCTTTTTCAAAAGGGTTTTCTTGTCTCATGAGGTGATGTCGAATATCAATATTACCCATATAAAACGTAAGATGAGTTAAATCTTTAGTCATCATACCCGATTTTTCTTCAATGGTTTGCTTCACTCCATTTCGTAAAGTAGAAAAAAGTGTAAGACCATCGTTTCGACAAACAGAATACCCGGGGGCATAAGTTGAGAAGCAGTGGCTGTCTCCAAAACAAAGTTTTTTCGATCTTTCTACATAGTCGATTCTACGAGTAGACTTGCAGATATCGTCTAACAAGTCTAGCTTAAGGTTTCCAACTCGACTACTAGTAGATTTATTATGAAGTCTTCCTTTGATCGTGTTTCCGATAAGGGGCATTTCATGATTTAAAATAAATGTCGGGCCTTCAAAGTCTTGAACTCTAGAAAATCTTCTAACGACATTATCATCCACTCCAAAAAAGAAATTAATGGCTCCCGAATAAGCAATTCCAGGATAAAAAATCATGGCTTCATAGCCTTCGTAAGTATCATGATTTCCCAAGACGTGAACGTCTTCCCAGCCGGCAGATTGAAGCATGTTTTTATACAAATGAACCCAAGCCGCGTTGTGACTATGTTTACGAGTTGGAATATTGCGCTCTAATCCATCAATACCGATTTTGCAACTTTTTGGTAATTCATAATCTACAAAATAATTCATCACTCAACTCCCGTACTTCCAAATCCGCCTTCGCCGCGCTGGGTTTGTTGTTCATAAAGATTTTCTAGTTCTACTTCTTCAATTGTGTCATAAAATACTGGAAGTAAAACAAATTGTATAATTTTTTCTCCAGAAGAAATTTTCACTGTTTCTCTGCCAACATTGATCAAGTTAATATGGATCTCTCCTTGATAATCTTCATCAACAACGCATGCGCCGACGTGGAGATTCTTTTTTACAGCTACGCCACTCTTGTTAAATGCAATTAAAGCATGGCCAGCTGGAACATTAGCCTTTATTCCGCTTGGCATCAAACAAGAATAACCCGGAGGTAAGCTAACAACCATTCCTTGCGGAACATAAAAATCTATGCCTGCAGATTCAGGAGTTCCTCGAGTTGGAGTTTTAACACTTCTTACTTTACTTATTTTCATTTTTCAAACCCTTTTGAATGTAGTTATTCCACGCGCCCAGATAAGCTGCGGCATCTAAAAAATTATCTTCTTTATAATTGTATGAGTGCCTCGAAAACTTAAGAGCTACTAAAGCAGCAAAAATATCGTCGGCAGTAAAATCTTTTCCAGTCATCCCAGAAGCAATCATTGCAGCGCGCTCTAAGCCTTCGCCCATCGGGCCATATTGTCTTTCTTTTTCTTCAGATCTTTCGTTAATAATTTTGTTAGCTTCGTCAAGAATATTCATTGAAAGATAATCTCCCTAATCTCTTTAATCTTACTCGATATTTCGTCTTTGTCTAGGTTTTCTTCAAAAAAAGATATAAATTTTTCCATTTTTGGCCAAGTTAAATCTGGATTTAAAGTCATTTTTTCAAATGTGGGATACCCTTCTTTTCTAGCTTTCTTAAAGTAGTTTTTTGAGATTTTTTCTAGCATTTCGTAATGTCGATCATAAACATGAAAGCTTCCAGCTGAATGGTAATAATTGCCTAGCTTTAAATTAGCACCACGAGAATTTAGTTCGTTTAACATAAGCTGTTGAAACAACGCAAAAGTAAAAACGTCATTGCAAAAACCAAAAACTGCATCGTTAGATCTCATGTAAACTCCCAAGTGAAGAGCATCTCCTCTAATAAAAAAATGAATATAATGAGTGCAGGGGTAGTCGTTAGGATTTTTCCATCGATGGTGAGGTTGGTTAATTACGCAAGTAGCTCTTCTTGTATCTCTATCGTTAAGAAGCTCGTTTACTAAATCATACCAAGCAGGCTTTATATAACTTCCATAATTTGATTCAACTAAATTATCTTCATCAGCTATTTTATTCCATATATCAGCAAACTTCCCAATATTGCTTACTTCGCAATTGGAAGTAAGATACCAAAGCCACTCTAAAACAGCGTAATCTTCATTAAACTTGCGGGCGGGCACTTTGATCTTTAGATCTGTTGGATCTTTTATAATGAAAGAGCAAAACAATTTTTCTTTTTGCGTGAATCCTCTCGACTTAACTTCTTCACCGTTAAATTTGAGGTCTACTAATTCTTCAACAAACGCTTGATTTAAATTTATATAGTTTTCAACCATAAGATTATTCTACTCCGAGTTTGTGATTTTTACAATTAAGAAAGATCATTAAAGCTAAATTTTTTGATCCTGTTCCACTTCGTAGACATTCCGAAATCATTTTTATCTACTTCTGCGATGCAAAAAGTAAAAGGATCTAAATCAGCATCTTTAGGCACTCCCCAGCAAAACATTCTATGAGATTTTCCTGTTGAAGCTATGCCGTTCAAGAGCAAATATGGCTTCTTGTTTTTTGTGAGTTTGGGGATTGCTTTTGTTAAAACAAACCAGTAAAACTCTCTACCACAATGTTCATCTAAAGAAAGAATATTTTTGTCATTCATTCTTTTTACAAATTTTTCTGGTAAAAGAGCTTCTACATTAATGGTTCCCAAAAGCTCTTGTTCAAAATTCATCATTGCGTCGAAAGACCACTCAGAAATTTCAGAGCTCTCTACAAGAATTTTAAAGAAATTATTTTTTCCACGATAAGGATCTTTCTTAGTGCGTTTTCTAAGCTCGTTAAAGTTTTCTATAACAACAGAGTGCATATGCGCATAACTCTTAAAATCTTTGTCTGGGCCGACGCACTCTAGGGAGTCAAAAGCTCTAATTTTTATCAAGGACTCTATAGCTCTCTTGTTGAATTTAGCATGCTTCCAAGTTCCATCTTCACTCCAAAACATATCTTCAAGCGATTTGTAAGGGCGTTTTTCCAAAATTTCTTCAACCGCTGCTGCGCCCACACCTTTGCAAGACAAAAATGAGGGCATCAAAGAATTATCGTCTATGCAAGTCCAAGCTTTACCAGCTTTATTAATGTCAATTGGGACTATTTTATAGCCAAGCGCCTTTACTTCGCTTAAAGCCTTTGAAAGCTTTTTAGGATTTCCTGAACATGCTTCTAAGTAAGCTTGAATCCACTCTTGTTCAAAATAGGTCATGAACCATGCACAATGATATGAGTTCACAGCATAAGAAACCGCGTGAGACTTATTAAATCCGTACCCAGAGAAATACAGAATCCTATCATAAAGCTCGCTAGCAATATTTTTCTCTACACCATTTTTTGATGCGCCTTCTACAAACTTATTCTTAAGGGCGGCAGCTTTCTTTATGTTTTCATTACCAGAACCAACTGGCTTCATCATTTTTCTAAGTTTGTTACATTCAGCTTTAGGGAATCCAGCAACCACGTGGCAAAGCTCCATTACTTGCTCTTGAAAAATAATCATTCCATAAGTTGAATTAAGAACTTGTTCAATCAATGGATGACCATAAAAAACATTTTCTGGATTGTTTTTAGCCTTAATATAAAGTTTGTCTACTTTGGCAGACAGTGGACCTGGTCGGTAAATAGAAGTCAAAGTAGCCAAATCAACTAACCCTACCGGCTTAGCTCTTTTGAAAAGCGCTTGAGCTCCTCGCTGAGTACACTGAAAAATTCCAGCCCATCTTCCAGAGTGATAAACATTTTCATAAACTTTTTGGTCGTTGAAATCTATCACATTTGGAGCAATATGAGAATTGTACCATTCAACAATTTGCTCGAAAGAAGGATTTTCTATTCCAGACTTTTCTAAAACAAGAGAAATAGTCCTCTCAATAATTCTAAGTGTTTCCAATCCAAGTAAATCAAATTTGATCCACCCAAATTCTTCTAGATGTTTATAGTTCATGCCTTCTACCCAAGGAGTTTGCATTTCTCCCCTAGCAACAATCAACGGCATTCTTTCTTCGATCTTTTCAGATACAATTACTCCACCAGCGTGTCGGCCGAGAGCCTTGTTTTGCTTATATAACACGTTTATAGGATCAGCAATTTGCGGGTATTTTTCTAGATAATCTCTGACTTTCGTAGAATACTTTTTAGCTTCTTCAAAACTAATATCAAAAGCTGCATCTACGCCGTCAGCTTTTCTTCCTTGGGCTACTTCTCTTTCTAATGAAGCTAAAGTTTTGTTTACTTCAGAAAACTCAATGCCGTAAAACCTAGATACATCTTTAAGAAGACTCTTGATTTTAAAAGTATTGTAATTTGAAATTGGAATTACGTTTTTATTTCCAAAATTACTTCTAAGAATCTTGATGAGCTCATCTCTATCCGCAATATCTGTATCGATATCTGGCATTTCAGTACGCTCTGGAGACATAAAACGCTCAAACAAAAGCCCATATTCTACAGGATCGATATCCGTAATATACAGTGCATAGTTTACTAAAGATCCCGCACCAGAGCCTCGACCTGGGCCAGCTAACATTTTTTCTCGAGCTAAATCAATAATTGCTTTCATTGTAAGAAAATACTCAGAAAAGTTTTTATCAAAAATAACTTTTAGCTCGGTTTTCATCCGCTCCACATATTCTGGCTTATTTGCTAGCCCTCGCTTGACCAGCCCCTCTTTAGAAGCTTCTAAAAGAGCTTTATTTGCTGTCACCCCTTCTGGAACGACATACGACGGAAGTTTCATTTTACGGTCTGGGTGTATCTCGCCAATCATTTCGTGAGCTACATCGTGAGTTCTTTCGATAGCTTCAAATATTTCATCGCTATTATAAAAATCATGCTCAGCAGAAGTTTCAAGATAAGATTCCCACACCTGTTGAGCATTTTTAGGATAAAGCTCACACTTAAGATCGTCTTTAGATTTTGGAAGATTGTCTGGATTAAAGCTTTTATAATTTAGCCAGCCCAACTTTTTATAGAGTTCTCTTTCTTTCCAGTGCTCTGGAGAAGCATAATGAGAATCGCAAGTAACGACAAGTTGGTCGGTTAAAGACCGTGTTCTTGCAAATTCTAATATTGCTCTATTCACTAAGTGCTGAGCTGGAAGCTTGTTGAATTGAAGTTCTAGCATAACGTTTTCTTCGCCAACAGCGTCTGCGAGCTGGTCATAAGAATATTCAAACTTAGAAAGAATTTTATTTCTCAAAGATTCGTCATCAAAAAGCGAAGGAATAAGATCTTCAAAGTTAGTTTCTTGTAGTGGTTGAAATACGTCATAAGCTAAAGGGCCGCCAATACAAGCTGTCGAAACCATTAGATGGCCTCCCTTGGCTGCCTCTTTAAGCATCTTATAGTCCACTCTTGGAAACCTATAGAATCCTTCTGTGTACCCTCTAGAAATCAAAT